TAACCCTCTCTCACCTACAAAAATACACCTACCTTGGTATGTTACCCCTACCGAATGGCCCATAATATCCCCAGACTCCCTAGCTACTATGAAGCCATCCTTGGGGCTTAGGGTGAGGACTCTTGGGTAAACCTCGTCAAGTTCCTCAACTATACCTCTACCCTCGTGGTTCTTCCCCCATTTACTGTAGTAAAGCAGTGCCTCTCTTGGGGTGTGAACTTGTGGTTGCCAATCTTCCGGCAGTGGTTCCTTTCCCTGAGAGCGTAGGGCACCAGATGTAAAAGAGAGGCAATTATGATCCTCCCAAGAAAAAGGTTTGTCACTTGCGTGGAGGTAGTCCCTTAAGGTGGTGTAGCTTCCCATTCCAGACGTTCATCCTGTAGTCGGGTTACAAATTCAAAGGCTTCATCACCTGGATACCTACTCTTTTGGTCTGCGTCAGTATAACGCCTGATACGAGGTCTATCGAGGTCTACTAACCTGCTTTCTACGGCTAGGGATATGGTAGAGGTGTTTGGACCCATCTGTATGTTCATCTGGTCCATTTCACCAGTAAACACTACAGAGGCGTATGTAGAGCCACCATAGACAACGCCAAACTTAACAATAGCTTTTCGACCTTGATATGGTTCAGACAACGCAAGAGAAAGAAGTTCATTGGGGATACCACTCAGACTTAGGGAGGCCCCGTAGGCAGCAATATCCGAACTTTCCCGCATTTCCGACACAGAGAGAAGTTCCCCTGCCCCAGTGTAAGTATTCCCATCCAAACTTAGATCACCAAAGCCTGACCAAAAGTAAAGATCATTAGGGCTATCAAACAGCAAGTCTACAGAGAAGAAAGGTTGAACTACTTTCTCACCGATGGCGGTTACAATATTTGCATTTAAGTCTCTGCTCATAATGCCTCCACTGCTTCAAACTCAATACCATAAGAACTAATAGAGTTGATATTCCAAGAAGAGATGTTGTTTTTCAGTCGGAACACCCCCTTGCAGGTAGATAAGTTAATTGCAGCATTGTCCGCAGGGGAGCCTCTCAGATCAGGCCAAATCTCCAAGGTAGCGTTACCACTCCCATCTGTGTCCACATCTTGCACAACTTTATGTAGTTTTGAAGATGAACCTGTACCAAGTTGAATCCAGTCTCCAGCTTTCAACCAGTCCGTCTGTGTGGTAGTGGCACCATCAATAACCAAGGAACTACCAGTCTGGGATGCACCATTTACAAGAGGGGTCCCTCCTGCCTCTCCCTGCGGGGTAGTTCCGAGTGGGTCATATAAGTAGAAAGTGTTCTCAGGGCCATTAAGTGAGAGCAAGAAACTTACCCAACTCTCAGCAATATCCCTCTTACAAGGAGGTATCTTAACACTTGCTATCCACCTCTGACCGGGCCACTTAAGGATTTGTTGGTTAAATGTGAAGGGGCTTTCAGTTCTAGATACGACACTCTCAGCACTAAATGTAATACTCTCAATACCAATACTGGATGTAGGCATCTCAATAGGAAATGTAATACTCATCTCAAGGCCCCTTTAATGGCACCACCACGTTTGGTTTGCTCAACTACAGCACCGACAGACCTTTGTACAATTCCGGGGGCTGCTCTAGCAACATTCCTTTGAGAAATCTGCTCTACACGAGCGTCAAAGTTACCATTGTCGTCTACGAACACTCTTACCTCGACTTGTTGACTTCCTTGGGCACTTGCGGTGAGGTTATTGTTTGTGATAGTTCCACTACGACCGGGGGAGAACAGCTCTGGACCACGCTCACCAACAAGGTAACTTTCACCAGCCATAGCGTAGCCACCGCTTGCAAATCCGGTAAGGACAGAGGAAGCAGGGGCCATAATAGAACCAAGGATTCCTCCACCCCCTCCACCGATAGCACCCCTTATGGACTGTACCATCTGTTCTACTACAATAATACGGAAGAGTTCTGAAATGATCTCTCGGGCCATACTCCTGAAAGCTTCAGATGCAGTCTTAGTTCCATCCACCATCGACATAATAGCATCACCGAAAGAACTGGAGACAGTGTCTGCGATAGACTCCTGCATATCTCGTAGTTCCTCGTAGGCATCTACCTGACTTTCGATAGCAGCAACAGTTTGTGCAGCAGCCTGAATTTGAGCCATGGCAGTTTCGTCAACTTCCCCACCAATCTCCCTGATCAATTCAAGTTCAATTTCACGGACACGGGACTGACGTTCACTGAGTTGGATCAATTCTAGGCGTTGGTTAGCCTCTTGCTCCATCTGGGCGATGATTTCAGAGAGGGACTGTCCCCCTGCACCCCCACCTCCACCTCCAGAGGGGATGTGTCCGGTATTACCCACATTAACCATATCAGCACCAACAGACGGGGGGAGTAGTCCACCCTCACCCGTGAAGAAGTCCCCAGTAGTCATGCCTGCCAGAGGGTTTAATGCACGTAGGAGTCTTTCCGCCTCTGAGGCAGATAGCCCTAAGGCTTGTGCCATAGTGTTTACTTGTTCTGTGAAGGAGTCAAAACTGGCGCTTGCTAAAGTCTCAGCAGCAGACACCAACCTCTCATGCTTCTCAGCAGCAGCCTCTGACTCCTCTGCAATCTCAGCCATAATTGTAGACATTGGGGGTAGCAAATTGTTGGATGCTTGCAAGAAGGAATTAACTTGCATACCAGCCTGAGAGACTTGCTCAGTTGCATCTAACAACCTGAAAGCCTCATTAGCAGCTTCTGCCAATTGTCTGATTAGTTCATCTTCTTGGTCTGTAATATCACCATTCTGCTCTGCAAGTGCTTGGGCCAACTCTCTCATGCGTTGGAGAGTGTCTGCTTGTTCTTGGAGGGTTAGTCCCCCCTCGTTCAGAGTGTTCTGTAGGCCAATAAACTCTGACGTAAGGAGTCTCGCCTCCTCCCTAGATTGCCTCTGAGCATCAGTAAAGGCCAAGAAGATATTCACGTCAAAGAAATCTGCAATCCTACCAGTCTGAATCCCCTCAGTGACAGAGAACATCTCAGAAAGTTGTTGCCCGAGGTTCGCTATCTCTCTTTCGGCTTGCCTAAGATCAGATTCAACAAGGGCCTGAAGGTTCTCTCTTATGGATTCTGTAAACCTACTTGCAGCATCCGCTGAATCGTCATAACTCTCTTGCAACCTTTCCAGATTATCAGAAACAGCATCTATACTATCCCCAAGAGCCTCAAGAGTGTCAGTAATAGTTCTACCAGAGGTAGCTGTCCTCATGAATGCAGCACCAAGGGCAGTTGCAAGTGGGATCGCAATACCAAGTCCCGCAGACAGCCCCACAAGAGCGGTGCCACTAATCCCCATGACAGAGTTGAACATAGGTAGGATACCAACAAGCTGTGTCGCCTGTTGCCCAAAAGCTACCATCCAATTTGTACCGGACTGCACTTGAACCAAGAAGTCACCAACTTGGTAACCAGCCTGTTGCATACCAACGCCCATAGCATTCATCTTACGAGAGGTGTGTTGTGCAGCACCCCCCATACTATTAACACCAGTGTTAGTCCTAGCAATCTGCTGGTCCAAGGCCCTAAGTTGGGTTAAGTCTGTGGTGATCGCAATATCAGCCATTTGCCACTTTCATATAAACTCGGTCCAAGTCTTTTAGGGCACTTACTTCCCAAGGCTCAAACACAGTTCCTGTCATCTCTGAATACGCTTTTATTTCATTGTAGGTTAAAGGTAATGGTCCAGAGAAACCTTGTCCACGAGTAGACGACAAATCAATAAAGGCAGACCAGACATGCTGTAGAGGTAGTGGGAACTCAGGCCCTATCAATTCCTCTGGTGTATGTCCAATCTGCCTCTCAACTTGTTCTAAATGTTCTCTTTGTGTAATACCATTCTGATCAGGAACACTAAGAGCAAAGGTATGCTCTGCGTATTCACATAAGTCCCCGATCAGAGTTTGGTAAAATCCATTGCTTCTGCTACAGCCTCCTCAACCTGATTGCGAATCCAGAACACCTCAGAGAAGAGTTCCTTTGCTTTAGTCACAGTCAGTTTGGGTTGTTCTCCACCATAAGTGATATTCCACTGAGCAGCAGTCTTAGCAAGGCTTTCTACATTCAAGTCTTCCAACTCTTCCGCAGTCATCTCAAACTTCTTGCCAGAGGACATTTTCTTAAGGCGACGGTTAGTAATCTCATGCTGTACTTTTTTGGCCTCCTTGGTATGGGGCAACCAGAAGGAGATAGTCATATCAGTCTTATCTTCATTCTGTAGTGTAGCCCCATTACCGGGATGCTTCAAAGTCACAGTAACAGTTTCATTCTCGGGGATTAGGTTCTTAAGGTCCATAGGTCGGGTTTCCTTGTTAAAGTGTGGCCGGGTTAAGTTTTAGTTTGTTGAGAGGGACTGATAACACCCGACATATCACCAGTCCCCCCTACCCCAAGGGAGGGGCAACCCCAAGAAGGGATTAGGTAGTGTCAGGGCGAGTAATAACTAGGTTAGAAGCCTCAGTAGCGTCATAAAGAGCAACAAAGGGGATAGTAATCAGTCGGCTTTGAGGGTTCTGTAAAGGGGCATCAGCACCATTGAATTTCACTTTCGGGAAAAAGAAGCCATACTCATTTCCAGCCGTAGGGTCATCTACAGTTACCTTAAAGGCACTTTCTGTTTCGTTGATGAAACGATTCACCAAAGTCAGGTCTTCAAAGTAAGCAGTAATAGTACCTTCGATAGTTGCACGTCCATACTCAAGTTGAGGGGTACTGTCAGAACCTACAACAAAAGTAGGAGACAGAGCATTATCTACAGAGAACTCTACAGAGGTGACAGTTGCAATAGAGGAGAGAGAGCCTCCATTGTCACCGATGGTCAGTGCACCAGAGTAAGCATCAAAAGGTTGAGCAATGGTAGCAGCATCAATAGTCTTTTCTGTGGCTGAGACTGTCATGTCTTTACCCATAAACGAGAAGGTAGTCGTTACCATCTGGTTAGGTTGGATAGAGAAGGATGCGCTAGAGACAGCCATACCAGTAAACAAACGGGCTTGGTCAATATCAGACAGGTAGTCCTCAATCGAGAAAGACTTCAGCGTAGTGCCGACCTTGAGTTCATCTGGACCAACAGGGGTGTTATCCCAAGTGGAGAACATAAGACTCTCAAGGAAAGCATCGTAGTTACCATCACGAAGATCAGCTACAACATCACCAGCAGCAGAACGGTTACCATGACGATCCACACGAGGCATACGATCCGATTGGATATCGTTACCTTGGACCCGTTCCTTGGACAGGTTCAGAGAGTGGGTAGTAAAGGGGATTTCCTGAAAGTTTCCCGCAGGAGTAGTCCCGTAGGTGCTTTCAGTGAGGAAAGATAGGCGGGTACGAGAACCCTGTGAAAAACTCATTAGAGCCTCCTTATGAGTAGATATACCAAGCAACAGTGATTGGCGTTACATACCAAGGATGATCAAGGTATGATGGGTTTTGTTCTGTGTATTCGAGAGAGACGGTTGTCCCGCTCATGGTTATGTCGGATGTAGATGCAAACCTGTCCACAAGAGTGTCTACGAGAGCCTGTGAGGCACCTGGACCAGCATTCTCAGGGTAGTAGCACAAGATAGTAAAGATACCTTGAATACGGTGCTGAGGGTTTAACCCACGGACTGCTGGACGTCTGCTAGTAGGTTGGAACATAGGCTTAACATAAGGGGTTCCAGTGGTAGGGGTAAAGCTTACATTCTCCCAAGCAATGGAAGGGATGCCAGAGGTGGTAGACAACCTATTCTCTAGTACAGACCTAATCTCTTGGTAAATACTGGACATTAAAGGAACCTCGCCTTAGCTTCTGCCTCTGCCTCTTTAGCAATACGACTGTGCTCTCTGGCTGCTGAACGGTAGGGAGCATACCCATGCTCATATTCAACTGCATCTGCATGGAAAGCGTTATTAGAAAAGACAATCCTTTGGGTGTTGTGTGGTAGTGAAGAGGCTTGCATGAACAGTTGATTAAGGGCTGCTTGTGCATAGGGTTGATACGGTTGCTTACGAGGCTTGCCCTTAGAGGAGGAACTTGCACCTACAGCAGAGACACCTAGATTGTGACCTTCCATATACGTACCTGTGTCAACAGGGGACCTAAGCACGATTTGTTCAGCCATCTTCTGAGCGTAAATCTCAGTATAACCCTCAAGCATCTGCTCAAGTTTCTTAAACTTACCATCAAGCGATCTATTAACTATTACGTTAAGCATTATTCTCTCACTTGGCAAATATAACAAACAGGGGAAGTTCCAGACATAATCTTTTGGACTGCAACTACACTAACTTTATCACCTTGACCAGAAATCTCATCTCCAATGTCAGGCTCTGGAATAGCACTACCTGAAGTATCCACAAGAGGGAATAGCGCCTTACGATCACCCATGACTACACTAGACCCATTAATATCTTCTAGGTTGTAGTTAGCAAAGTGTATATTGACCGTATAGTTAGTAGTTGATCCGCCAGAGAGTGAACCAGTGGCTACGTTATATGTACCCAAAGACTTCACAGTAAACGTACAGGGTCTACCATGCTCATCAATGAGATACTTAAGGTCAATAGAACGGAAGGTCATTCGTCTGTATAATCACCAATG